CAACATTTACTGTTGCTGATCCAGTAGTAGCACCACCAGTTAAGCCATCACCAGCAACAACCGCTGTTATATCTCCAGTTCCGCCTGAAGTTGCATTAATAGTAACTTGATCTCCGGTGGTTGAAAGTGTTATATTATCACCGGCAACCATGGTTAATGTGTCATTGGCTGTATCAGCTTCAATATTTGATTGTCCGGAAACTGTTATAGTTTTAAATGAGAAAGGTGTTAAACGAGTACCACCTGGGGTAGAACCATCAGATTGGTATAAAATACCATTGGTATCAAAGAATAATTTATTCCAGTTGCCAACAAAATTTTCCGCATCTATATTATTGACGCGACTAGCAACGATCTTATAAACAGCCATGCTTACTCCTAATTAAAATAGCTGTTAGACTTTTGGTTAGTTACCCTTCTTTTTCCTCGTCAGGATCATCAACTTCATCATATGTTAATTGTTGAATTATTTCTGAATCTTTACCTTGATCAGATTTTGACAATTCTAATTCTTGTTGACCTGGCGGGACCATAATCGCTTGATCCGGATTGCGTTCATGTTCTGCTGTTTTTACATCAGGATCTTGCTCGCCTGTATCTACTTCAAAATCTCCATCACTAGACATTTTGATATTAATTGGAATGTTAATAGTAAATTCTTTAGCTCGCATGATTTTTATTTAGTTCTAACCTCAGTTAACGTTCATGTTATTGTTATATTATTTGTTAATGTTCCACGAACCTACATGGAACTAGCATTAAATTTAATATGCTAGTTATATTTATCGTGTTCGTTAAATTAATACTTTTAGGTTAAACTAACCCACGATCCGGCTTCTCTAGCCTGGACCTTATCAAGTGTGCTATTATAGATAAGCATACCATTACTTGCAGTTAGGGCATCTCTTTCTGCAGTAGTAAAGCTCGCCAAAGTTAAGGGAGTGTTCACTATATTAACGCTACCGGTAGAAGCGCCGAGTGTTGATTCTATGTTATAATCACCATTAAATCTTTTATTTTCGCTCATGATATATTCCTATTATATCATATTTATCCTAATAGTGACCGTGTGTTTAGTAAATATCAAGTGCTGGAAGAATTACCAAAGTTGCTACAAAATAAATTAATGAAATAAGAGTGGTCCATATAAAAATTATCCAGATCCAAAGAATAATCTTTTTTATAATATTAGTCTGTCTTTCTGTTAATGCTAGAAAATAACCCATTTATACACTAATCTTCCTTGATTAGAATATATTTATCGTGGTTTTATACTTGGAAGGGTTTGATTTACAAAAACGTCTAGGTCTTGATGTATAATATTTACATTGCCAAAATCAATGGCAGTGGATTCTGCACCCATTATTCTATAAAATTGTGACTTAGGGTGTTTTTCAATAACTTGTTTCATTTGATTTTCCCAATTACCATAATATGTTGCTTTATCCTGTAATCCTTTATAATGTTCTGTTCCAGCATAGATATTATTAACAAATTGATTTGGACTTCCAAAATCAAAACCAATTAAATATATATTATTAAATCCACGTAACGCGGCTCTAGAAGCCGCGGCTGGTCCTGAACTCATTCCATAATATGGTTTTTCTAAACGTCTGCCGCCTTTTTCTGGTGCTGGTCTTCTGGTCCAAAATTCATGAGTCATTGGATAACCAGTTGCTTCAATCTCTTGGCACATCTTTTTATCTGTAGCAATTAATACATCAGGTTTAAATTCTCGATGTATGGCATTACATGCATATATCGGTCCATACGTTTTTAATTCATCTAGTGAAATGCCTAGAGTAAGTCTACTTCTACCATTTCCTAATACAAATGCTGATGTTGTTGTCATAATAAATTATTAAAATTTTTACAGGGTAATAAAAAATCCCCTCATTATATTTAATAAGGGGATTCCATCCGAAGTTTATTTTATATCAATAACTATATAGCGGTTAATATCATTAATGATTCTGCTGAGTCATCACTTAATGTATAAGTGTACCTGTTATTGCTGAAATCAGTAAATAATCTATTAGTGAGTTTAGCACACGTTGTTGCTGACCCATTAACAAATCCAACTATAGAACATTCCCCTGCGGCATGTCCGGTTTCTTTATCAACTAATGTAGCATTACCTACAACACTTCCACCATCATTTGATACACGATATCTACGTGATCCGATTTGTCTTACAATTTTGCCTTCAAAATCAGTTCCGCCTATATCTGCACGTATTGGAATTGTTGCTGTGGCTGCTCCGGTTGCGCCGAATCTGACGCCTTTGACTGGTCTTCCCATTTGTTTTCTCCTTTAATTAGAAGTCCTATGCGGGTTCTAGCCGCTACGCAGTGGTTACTGCATAAATCGCATTATTGCGACGAATATATTATTTAGCAAATTAACTTAAAAATTTTCTACCCAGTGATTAAGAAATTACTATTAACTTGGGTTTTAACACCTCTAAGATGTGATATACTGAACGTACAACATATTCTGGACTACTACTACCATGAGCAATTAATGCCAAATAAAAAGCCCTAATTAAAGGGCTTTTTAAAGTAAGTTGCGACTATATTTTTGCGGCCATCTTAAACTCTGGGTACGCAACGTTCCCAAGTTCCTCCATGTCTGACCCTTCGTTTTCTTCTTTAGGTGAAACACGAATTCCTATAGTCCTCTTAATAACATACACTACACCAAACGATGTAATAAATGTCCAAGCAAAAATTGTACCAATGCCAGTTGCTTGTACCAGTAATGTTGCGTCGGCATTTGTTAGAGGTACAGCAAGTACACCCCAAATACCAACGGTACCATGTACTGAAATAGCACCAACAGGATCATCAATTTGTAGTCTATCTAACAATAGGATTGAAGCATAAACTAACGCTCCGCCAACAGCACCAATACCTACTGCTCCAATAGCACTAGGCGATAGAGGGTCTGCTGTAATAGCCACTAACCCTGCTAGAGCACCATTAAGTACAATAGTTAGATCAGTTTTTTTAGTCAATACTTTTGTTGCAAGCATTGCCATTAGTAATCCTCCAACAGCCGCCATGTTAGTATTAACAAAGATTGCGGCAACTGCATTTGCATCACTTAGAGTTGATAATCTTAACTGACTACCGCCATTAAAACCAAACCAACCCATCCACAAAATCCAAGTACCTAATCCAACTAATATAAGATTTGAGCCTTGTAATGCTCTCGGTCTGCCTTCACTGTCGTATTTGCCTTTACGTGGGCCTAACAACAATACCGTTGCGAGTGCCGCGGTGGCTCCGCACATGTGTACAATGCTCGATCCTGCAAAATCGCTAAAGCCCATTTCTGATAAGAAGCCTCCGCCCCAGGACCATGAGCCTTGGATTGGATAAATGACTCCTGTCATTACAACAGCGAACGCTAAGAAACTCCATAGTTTCATTCTTTCAGCAACTGCTCCTGATACTATACTCATTGCAGTAACAAGAAACACAACCTGGAAGAAAAAATCACTCATCGTCGAATAATAAGAATCTTCGCCTGCGACTGTATTGTCTGCTCCAAGAAAAAATGTACCTGGATCACCGTACATAAAATTGTATCCTACGAGAAGATACATCAAACACGCTACTGAGTATAGCGAGAAGTTTTTCATTACAATTTCTGCGGCATTTTTTGTACGAACCATACCTGCTTCTAACATGGTAAAGCCTGCCGCCATCCACATAACAAGGACGCCGCTTACTAAAAAGTAAAATGTATCGAGTGCGTATGATAGTTCCATTAGATTGCCTCCTTACCACTTTCGCCAGTACGGATTCTGATAACATTTTCTAGGTCAGAAACCCAAATTTTACCATCTCCAAATTTACCTGACTTTGTAGTTTTTATGATTTCATTAAGAACCGCGTCTAGATGATCTGCATCAATTAGTAGTTCTATTTTAATCTTCGGAAGGAAATCTATTGTATACTCTGCACCTCGGTACAGTTCTGTATGACCTTTTTGTCTGCCATAGCCTTTAACTTCGGTCACTGTGAGTCCGGATACTTCCATATCGGCAAGTACATCCCGAACGTCATCAAGTTTATAAGGCTTAATTACGGCCGTTACTAGTTTCATATTTTCTCCTATATATGTACGTACTCCTGACGTACTTTAACTAGGTGTTCGCAGTACTCCTGACTGCTTACAATTTTATTTATACATACTTAATAGTATTAACAGTATTAAATAATTTCAGTAAATTTGTATAAATAAGTGTAGGGGATAATCCCCAACAATTTAGGAGAATCAAAATGGCAGTTTTAACAAGAACTCATCCAACCGCTGAAGCTATTAACGTAGAATCAATCGGTAAAGATCTACAATTTTTCGTTGTAGATTACATTAATGCAATCAATGGTAGTGCAGGTCCAGAAGGCGCTCAAGCCGCGGCCCAACGTGCTATTGGCGATACAGCATCAATCGTTGCAATTGGTCCTTTAGTTGACTCTAATACACAACAAAACTTTTGTGTTGAAGGTGGCGACGCTGTTGTTGTTGCAACATTGCAAACAGCAATTCGTGCTTTAGGTACAGTTGACTCTGTTGACCTTTCTAGTGCAACAGTTACAGCAACAAACCTTGGTATTTTAACGGCGGCAGTTGTATAGTAATAACAACTCAACTTATTATAAGTTACCAAAAAAACCTCGACTTGTTCGGGGTTTTTTAATGCCAAATAAAAAGCCCTAATTAAAGGGCTTTTTAAAGTGGTTGATCCTGACGATCAACAAGTAAATTAAGTCTTAGCTAAAAGACAAGTTACTCATTGCAATTTCGCCAACATAATCACCAGCATTACCGAATGAAGAACTTGTATTTGAAAGTTCAATATATCCGTAACGTGTTAGGAAACTAACTACTGGTTCGAATGTGCTAGGATCGAGTACAACCCCTGAGCTCATCAATGGAACGTATGGGCAGTAAAAAGCCGCCGCATCTGCTTCAGATGAACCTTTATAACCAACTAAACATGCAGTTGAATCAGAAGCATATGAGTCAACATATACTTTCATTGCTGAGTTCAATGTACCAACATATTTGGTATTAGTAGGTGCTTCAAAAGTACCTTCTGTTGAACGAGCAAATGCTGAAGTCGTAGCAGATTGTAGTACGGTAAGGCCTGCTGGTGAAACAACAGTCCAGTTACCAGCACCACGACGTGTACGCTGTGCAATCAAGTTAGCTGTACGGTTGATAAGAACAGCTAATGCCGCATGTTCATCACCAACAAATGTAGCAGTACCTGATACAGTAGCTTGGTTATAAGTAAATTCTGTTGCCGCCAACGCACGTAGGCTAGCTAGAATTTCTTGGTCTATTTCAGCGGTTATTTCTTGTGCTAAAGCCGCCATTATTTCAGCTTCAACATCAATACCATGCTGTGATTGAGCATCTTGAGCGGCTTCAAAAGTCCAGCGAGCTTGTAGCTTTCTGGTTTTAGCTTCTACAGCCTGTTTCAAGATTTGAACAGCAATCTTACGACCGCCTGTTCCTTCTTTTGCACTTGCAGTATCACCAGCTCCAGCTGTTCCGTCACCGGAATATGCTGTAGCGATTTTAAATGGGCTAAGTGCTTCGTCTCCTGCTAGTACGTCGTTTGCCGTGCCGGTTGCATTATTGGCTTCAGCGTAACGTACACGCAAGGTGTGTATTTGTCCCACAGGACCTGTCATTGGTTGAACGCCAACAATTTCGTTAGCGATAACAGTAGGCATTACACGTCTGATAACTGGAAGGATAACACGGTTAAGTGCACCAATGTTACCAGCGCCAGTAGAGCCTGCTGTTGCAACTTCTGACAAATTTTTACGAGTGTTCTCTAAGATCACACCCATTGCGTTGCGTTTTTGACCTTCTAAGCCTTCTAAAAGGGCCTCTTTGGTCTCATCCCAACGGCTTTCAAGTAGTTCTTGTGACATCGTTTCTCTCCTAAATAAACTTCTTGTTTTACAAACCAGCTAGTCGTCTGATGTCGATAACGTTGGTGGTATCTTCTTCAGTTTTCTTTTGACTAGCTTTATCCCCAGTTACTTCCTTCACTGATTCTGTTAGTTTAGTCTTTTTAGACTTCACAACATCCTCTGAAAGCACCGCTGGGAGATATTTTTCAAAAGCGGCATCCAATCTAGTTGTTTGTACGCTTTCTAACAAGTTACGCATGACTTCTTCTTTCTCTGCGTTTAACGGAGAAAGTAGTTCGGTAAGTTTAGCTTCACGAACATTTTTATCTTTAATCATGTTAACTTCTTTGTCTTTTGACTCAACCAACTTATTAGTTTCGTCGAGTTTTGCGGTTGTTTTTTGCAACTGCTGATCTTTCCCTTCAATTGTAGCTTTTAGCTTACGGATTTCTTCGTTCTCATTAAGATGAGTACCAACAAATTCCGAGGCAAAAGCTTCGAAAATCTTACGACCAAAGCTATTCTCGCGAGCAACTTTGATATCTTCATGCAACTGAGAAAGTTCAGCTTTCAGATGCTTGGCAACAGCAGTAGTCATTTTTGAGGCACTTTCGGAAATAAATTTTTCTTTAAGTGCTTCTAGTTTTTCACGTGCTTCTGCAACAAGACGGACTTTTGTTTCAATAACATCTTTCTTATCTTCTGCAAATTCTGTGATTTCTTTGGCTAATGCTTTCATAACAAATTGTTCCATTGTTTTCAATGCAACTTTTTGCTGTTTACGGTCTTCACGAAGATCTTGAATTTCTTCAGCAAGTTTTTTAACTAAAAAGCTATCAAACTTCTTTGCTGATTCTTTCATTTGTGCGTTAAATTTAACGCGATCTTCTGCTAACTGAGATTTTTCAGATTTAACTGCTTCAATTTCAGTTGTTAGACTTTCGGTTACCATGCGATCGATTGCTTCAACCATGTTTTGCTTATCATGTTCATAACGCTGTGCAAACTCCTCACGAAGTTCTGCACCAACTAATTCACGAGTTTCTGCTACTTTAGCTTTCCAAGCTTCTTGGATTTCTTCTTTAGCTTCTTCGTTTATCAGCTCGCTATCAAGCAATGGTTTAATTACATCTAGCATGCGATTCTCCTATATCTCATCGGCATCAAGTTCCTTGATCAGTTTTAAAACTTCACTTTTCAAGTAACGTGCTACCTTCGCATCATTTCCAGGCTCCTTTGCCATTTCCAAAACTTTATGACCATAATTCATGTTCATAAGGCCTTCATATATTGCTGTTGGATAGGCATTAGGTGCACTTGGTTGTGACACAATGTCGACAGTGATTATTTCAAATTCACTGACTTGTCCTGAGCTCTCGCCAACGTTTCCGCTGCCGCGACTCGAAACCCCTAGTTTTACTCCGGATTCTAACATAGTTTTAACTAGTTGACCCATTGGAGTAGGTAATATTTTTAACTTACCACAACCATTTGGACCGTCCATCCACATATTTTCAATTATGTGTGAAACACGATCAAGGTTGATTTTTAAATCATCTGGGTGATCAACTTCGCCTAGAACACTATATCCTCCAGAGATTTGTTCGTTAAGTGTATTAACTGCTACTTCAATCTCATTTACTGGATAAACACGTTCATTGGCGTTTTTAACACCACCCTGGATACAAATCCCTTTCATAAAGAGATCTTTACCTTCGTTTGTACTTTCAACAATTATATTAGCATCGTTGAAGTTTAAATTTTCTCTTAGATATAAAGACATATCTTAATATCCTTTAAAATTATACTTTTTTAGGATCAGGTTCTGTAGTTCCACCTAAATCTTCAACTTTTGGTGTAGCTGGTTGCTTTTCTTCAGAAGCCTGAGCTATATTTTTACCACTTGCGCCAGTTTTAACTTTTGGTGCGGAATTTGACATTGGAGATTTCTTACCAGCGTCATCAGTACCATCTTTATTATCATCTTTAACAACTTTTGTATTAAGAGCTTCTTCTACTTGCTCTTCATCTTTAACTTCTTCAATTGCTTCTTCAGCAATCGCTTCGTCTGTTGTTTCGGCTGATTCAATTGTTTCTTTTGTTGCATCTTCTATTGCATCTTCTATAGATTCGGCTGGCATTTCTTCTTCTTCTGCCGGTGCTTCTTCTTCAGCTGGTGCTTCATCTTCAACGTCTGCTGACATTAATGCATCAAATTCAGCCATTAATTCGTCTAGTTTATCTTCGACATCAACAACACGATCTTCAAGTTCTTCTACATCAGCTTCATCATCTTCGTCGTCATCTTCTGCAACGCCTTCTTCTTCAGCTTCAATATCATCAATTAGATCATCGGAGGCATCGCCACCAATTTCTACTTCTGTTGTGATTTCTTCGTCTTCAAAATTTTCAGCTACTTCTTCAGTAGCTTCTTCTGCAGGTTCTTCAGTAACTTCTTCAGTAACTTCTTCAGTAGCTTCTTCAGCTACTTCTTCAGTAGCTTCTTCAACTGGAGTTTCTTCTGCCATTAGTTCTTCATAGATTTCACGTGATTTTTCAACAACGACATCGTGAAAAAGATCACGAGCCTTGTCTTGCTCATCATTGATAATCATTTCAATTAATTCTTCGAATTTATTCATGTTAACTCTCCGTAGGGGTTTTCGTAGTTTTATTTATAGTATGAAGGGGGTATATAAGTGTTTTTCAAGGAAAAAAAGGCCTTTTTTGAGCCTTTACCTTAAAATGTGGGGGAAATTTCGCCTTCGGCGCCTGAACCATACATTTTTTGTACCTTTACTAAACTAAGTTCTTTTTCATATTTTCGTATATCATTCATTCGACGTAACTTATTAAGTTGCCTTAATGTCAACTTAGTTTTACGTAAATCACCTAGCGTAGGTTTACTTTGATCATCGTTCTCATCTTGATAACCAGGATACTTATTATACAGTTCTTGTAAAATCATATTATTATTTATCACCAAAATGCAGAACTAAATAATATCATGCTTCACAAAATTATTAATAAAATTATCTGGTTATTACACGAAATTAGGGCTAGAAAAATTGCATTTGCAACACCTGTTGTAATATATGCTTTCTTTGTAGTTGACTGGATTTGGTTATTATCAGGTTTTATGTTTTATTGGGTAGCTAAGTCAATTTTCATTGCTACCTATCACGAATACCAGGTACATAAATGGATTAGACCTAAGTATAAATTTATTGAATTATTAGGATGGCTACTTACTGCGATATGGGAACAACAATCACCATATAATAAATGTCGTTTTCATTTTTTACATCACACCTTTGGTAATGATCCTAAAAAGGACCCCACACAGGCTAAAGTAGATCTTACTGAGAATACACTCTTATATCACTTTGATTTGACACCGCATGCATCATTAGAAAACTTACCGCCAATGCCCAATGACGAAGTAGATCCTACTCCAATGTTTAAGTGGTTTAATAAACATTGGTATAAAGTGTTCTTTGCTACTATTTTAATATGGTTAATAACTTTACCTTTTTGGACATTTTTAGCATTCTTTATATTTCCAGTTTGGATTTGGGGGATTATCTATAGATATACAGATTGGTGGTGGCACAAATTAAATAATTCAGACCCAAACTGGATGGTATTCTTAATAGGAACACATGCGTGGCATAACTATCACCACAAATATTCAAATTATGGAACAGATAAAAAAGTAAAAGAAGTATATCTTGGTCCTAAACCGTGGAAGTATTTTAACCTAGATTTTTATATACAAAAATTATTATATAAACCTTACTAATCACTTAAATCGCAATTAGTAAAATCAAAACAAATTCTGTGTAATAAACGATCTGTCATTCCTGGGAATTCCCATCTTTTATGTAATCCTAACCATTGTTCAAACATTGCAACATCACCATCTTCCCAATCATGATGATATATATACTTTTCTTGCAAAATATGATCTTTTAATAATTTAGTCAATGGTAAACTTTCTTCTTCTGTCATTCCAACAAAGTTTCGAAATTGTAAAAAGGGGAAAAATAACCCGGTTTGATTACCGTTATTAGTATAAACTAATGGCGGTGTATAATATTCATTAAAATCCTGATCTTTACCAAATGTATATGTAGAATACGCTCCACGCCTAAACCCACAAACTAATTTAAGATCTTTAATTTCTTTTTTTATTTCTAAATCTAAATCTTCGTAGGCCATAATATTATTCGTAAAGCTAGTACGAGATCCTTTTGACTGTTCAACTGCAAGTAACCAAACAACCGGCATCCTATCAGATACCGCTGGTTTATTACAATGCCAATCTAATGCACTGACATGACCAAATAAGCCTGGGAGGCCATCTTTGTCTAGACCGCCAGTAACTCTATTAATTTCATCATTTGAATTTTCAACCATCATTGATTTAATTAATGGATTACCAGCAACATCATGCTTTTCGATATTCCCAAACATCTTAGTTATTTTTCTCTCATCATCTAGTGTTAAATGATGTTGTCCAGATTGAACAATAACCGTGTATTTGGCCAATAGTTTACCCAATGTATTAATATCTTTTTGTGTTGCTTTAAGTAAATTAAACTCTGGATCTAAGATTACTGTCCAACCGTTATTATGCATTGTATACATAACTTAATTTATGATTGAAAATATTAGGTAACTAAATTTCTTCTGGGCTAGGCTCTGCTCCGGGCATTACCACAGCTTCACCTTCACCTTCACCTTCTTCGGGGGCTAAATCACCAAATTGATCGCCAGCAGACATATCTGCATCAATATCACCAGGACTAACACCTACTGAGCGTAGATCTTTGCCTTTGAGATTTTCTATTTCTGCTTCACCATGTTCTTCAGACCATAGTTCTTGATTCTTTTGTATTTCTTCTGCACTTAATCCTAAGAAACGTTCTAACGCAAAGCGTTTACTCATATAAGGCATACCTTCTATTGCTGAGAATACATTTACTCGTTGAGTGTCTAATTCTGCTTGACGATAACTTGCAAAATTCTGTGGTGAATTAAATTTAATATTAAAAACTGAACTATCAATATTAAATCCTCTAAAACGTAAAAACATTTTAAATTCATCGTCAAGTTTCTGCGATATTTGATTTTGCATACGTTGGCAATATTGATTAAATCGATATTCTTGTATAAGTGCTGTACCTACTCTACCATCATTTATTGATGTCATAGACTCGTCTGGGCCTGTTGGCAAATAGCTACTAGGTACACGTAATCCACGACTTAATTTATTATTAAAATACCGTAAATCATCTATTTCACCTAAATTCTGGCCACCGGGCAAGGTATCTACAGTAGATCCTCTACCTTCTGCAGTTTGGGGGAAGAAATAATCTTCATTCATTGATAATGGATTATATGTAGCATCAAGTAATGCAGTACCACCAGTTGTTGTTGGAATGCGTCTCTGATGAATTTCATTTTTAATACGTTCTACAAACGCCATAGCCATATGACTTGGCATATTACCTACATCAATTTTAAAGATTCTACGTTCTGGGGCACGTTGCACACGATAAATCAATATAGCATCTTCTAATAGTTCTTTTTGTTTAAAAACCTTGTAAATATTCTCTAATATTGATTGTCCAAATGGCCATTTCCAGTCTAATCCTTCACTTAAAGAAACATGACAAACATGTGCGGCATCAATACAACTCTCGTTCATTGCTGTAGCAAATCTACCACCTTGGTTATTCATAGCATTAGGTGCCGAATAACTTGGCGGTGCTGAATACCCACCTTGTGTTGGTGGATTAATTGTATCATCTTGTACAGTTTTAGCCGCAACTGTTAAATTTTCAAAATTAGGATTAATATCTCGAATAATATATTGTTCGGGTTTCTTGCCTTCTGATTCGTTAACAATTATTCTAGATACTTTCATCATATCAACCCAAAATAATTCAAAAGTTTCTGGGTCACGTACAAAGACCTGATCTCCATACTTAATTGTATTACGAAATAATTTAAAAGTACGTTGATCAAACTTATTAAGTTTATTCCAATGCTGTAATTGTGTTTTTATAATTTCAACTTCATGGTCTGTAGGATTATCTGCAAATTCTATCTCAAATGCAGTACCATTTTGTTTATTTTGCTGGGTTGAAAATTCTGATATAATATCTAGACATGCATTAACTTCTGAATCCATATCCATTGCTTCATATTGATTATAACGTTCTACTCTATTTGGATGTCCTGAATATACTTCAGGTAAAGAGCTTTGGTAATTACGAAAAGCAAAATCAGCCTTGCTTTGATCTGAGGTTATACCACTAACAGGGCTTAAACTACCGTCTGTTTGTCCTGATACTTTAAAATATTTTTTCCAAGAAGCCATTATTTGTCCTTTGTTGCTATTAATGAGTATTTATCGTAACCTATTAATAGTATTAGATTAAAATAATAACATGGTCTACGATGTTTGTCAAGTGAATATTAATCGATTTTAATTATTAGCCTGAATTAAGACTTGGTCGCTCATGAGTCTTCGAATGTCTTCTAGAAGTTTGTTTTGCTTAT